GCACCAAGCAGGCGTGTGCAAAATTACCCCCTGGGGGTTTTGTGACCGCAGGCCGTAAGCCACTGCCCAATGAAGTCAAAGCCAAACGTGGCACCCTTCAGCCCAGCAGGGCTAGGGTTATTGAGCTGCAGGGTGGGCTGCCTAGGCTTGACCCAGCTGACGTGCCGGCTGACTTGGGCGCTATTGGCCAGGAAGCCTGGCACCGCATTACCGAATACGCCAGTGCCTGGCTAGCTGTGACCGACCGCGAAGCTGTGACCATGGCGTGTAAAGCTATTGAAGCGCATGTCGATTTATCGGCTAGACTGCAGGCCGACGGCTACGTATTGTTTACTGACAAAGGGTATGCCTATGCACACCCCGCCTATGGAATGCGGCAAAGCGTTGAGGGTCAACTATACAAATGGCTAAGCATGCTGGGGCTAAGCCCCACCGACCGCGCGCAGCTGGGTATAGCAATGGTTCAGGGTCAAAGCCTGGTAGACCAGTACCGCGACCGCGCAGCGAAATTGAAGGGTGGCCACCAAAATGGCTGACGCCTACAGACCCAGCTGACCTGGCACGGTCATGGGGCGACACGGTCGCTGACTTCGCTGAAGACCTGGTGCCAATTGCTAAAGATTCACTAGGCGGCCGTGCCGGTGAACCGATTAAATTCCGACCCTGGCAGCGCGAGCTGCTGCGCCATGCCCTGGCAGTGAAGGGCGACGGCAGCTTCAGCCATAGGTTTTACATGATTGGCGCTGCGCGTAAACAGGGGAAAACCGCAATGCTGGCTACGGTGCCACTATTTTTTGGGCTATACGGTGACCAGGGCGGTGAAATATATAGCGCGGCCGCTGACCGCGACCAGGCCAAGCTGGTCATGTCGCACGCGAAAAGGGCGGTTGACATGTCGCCACTGCTAGCTGCACAGGTGCGCGTGTACCGTGACACCCTTGAATTTAAAAGCACCGGCACGGTTTGGAAGGCCCTAAGTTCTGAGGCGTACACTAAGGAAGGGCTAAGCGCCACGCTAGTGCTGGCTGATGAGCTGGCGGCGTGGCCGACGCGTGACCTATTTGACGTGCTTAGCTTGAGCATGGGCGCCAGGCGCAGCCCCCTATTTCTGGCTATCACCACGCCTGGCCAGCGCATTGACAGCACGGGTAATGAATCCATTGCCTACCAGCTGTACCAGTTGGCACGGCGTCGGATTACCGGCGAGCATGAAGACCCAACGCTAGGTATGGCCTGGTATGAAGCTGATGACGACGCCTATACCAACCCAGCCAAATGGCACCAGGCCAACCCTGGGCTGCTGGGCGACACGCCCTTACTGAGCATTGAAGACTTGACCAGCGCCCAAAAGCGCACGCCAGAAAATGAATTCAGGGTGAAGCGCCTGTCACAATGGGTAGCTGGTCAGCAGGCATTCCTGCCTGTAGGTGCCTGGGATAAATGCGCCAACCCAACCCTGAAACTTGAAAAGGGCGACCCCGTGGTAATCGGGTTTGACGGCAGCTTCAGCGGGGATAGTACGGCGGCCGTGGCAGTTCGATTAACCGACCACGCGGTGTTTGTGGTCGGCCATTGGGAACGCCCGACTGAAGCGCCCCAGGGTTGGCGCGTACCAGTCGGGGAAGTTGAAGCCAAAATTGAAAACCTATGCCGCGAATATGACGTGCGTGAAATTGCCTGCGACCCATTCAGGTGGCAGCGCACTATGGAATCCTGGCAAAGCATGGGGCTGCCAGTTACCGAATTCCCACAGTCACCAACCCGAATGGTGCCAGCCACCAGCGGTTGGTATGACGCCGTGGTGAATGGTCAGCTGCAGCACACAGGTGACCCACGCCTGACACGCCACGTTGGTAATGCCGTGCCGTACACTAGCCGCCACGGGGTGCAGGTGCGTAAGGGCGCAACTGCTGCCCGTATTGACCTATTAGTGGCAGCACTCATGGCGTTCAGTCGGGCTGCCACACTTAGCACGTTAGGTGCGCCCAAGGTGGCTGCACCCGTAGAATTGGTGAACCTGTGAAGTCAACGCTGCTAGAAATTACCGGCATTGCGTTAATTGCAACTGGGCTGTGGTTGGTATTCCCACCTGCGGCATTCATTGCAATTGGTGCTGTGGCGGTATTCATTGGTTATAACCAGGGGGTTTAGTTGAGCATCTTACGGCGTAGCATTCAGCGTGGCCTGCCTGGTGGTTTTGATTGGGGCGACGGCGGCGACACTTCAGGCACCACCATTACAGCTGAGTCAGCCACAGGCATTAGCGCCGTGTGGGCCGCGACTGAGCGCTACGCGTCGACTATCGCTAGCTTACCTGTGGGTTATACCTGCGCGACCGTGGCGTACGCCGACCAGTAACCCGACCACGTTGGCTTGACCACCCGCAGCCGGCTGACCCCAATGCAACCCGTTTTGATTTGATTCATGGCCTGGTCACTAGCGTCATGCTTTATGGCAATGGCTACCTGTTTGTTTTGTTTGATGAGCGCACGGGCGAACCTGTGGAAGTGCGCGTGCTTGACAGCCGTAAGGTTGACGTGAAGCGTGGCGCTGACGGCGCCCCTGTGTACATGATTACTACAGCAGCAGGCACCGCCAGCTATAGCGCCGAAAACATTGTGCATGTGAAGTATTACCCGTGGGGCGAAAACCTAAAGGGGCTAAGCCCAGTTGAGCAGCACCGCACTACCTTGGGGCTTGCCAAAGCCACCACTGAATATGCCGCCCATTTCTACGCCAATGGCGCTGCGCCGTCGGGCATTGTCAAGGTGCCAGGCGAGCTGACGGCTGACCAGGCTGACCGCCTGCGCTCAGCATTCAAGCGCCGTAACCAGGGGCTACGCAATATGCAGCAGGTAGCCGTGTTGACCGGCGGGGCGGATTTTTCCCCTATGCAGGCCGACATTGCCAAAATGCAAATGACTGAAACTATGCAAATTTCTGTTGAGCAGGTGGCGCGTATTTACGGTATTCCATTGCACATGCTGCAGGCGTCGAACGCTACCACCAGCTTTGCTAGCGTTGAAGCTATTGGTATTGAATGGCTGCGCTTAGGGCTTGGCCCAATGATCGCGCGCATTGAAGCTGCGCTGCAGCGCCTAATTATTGGCGACACTACATTCATTAAATTCAACACTGACGGGCTAATGCGTACTACCACAAAAGAGCGCCTAGAAGCTTTGAGTATTGCCCTGGCCAGCGGTATGCTGTCGATTAACGAAGCACGTGCTATTGAAGACCGTGCGCCGATTGGGCCAGCCGGTGACGAATACTATATGCCGCTAAACATGGCGGTAGTAGGCAGCGATAAGGGGCAAGCATAAATGTCATTTGAAGTAGTTGACCTTGACGGCACACTGGTGCTTGACAATGAGCAGCCTAATCAGGCGCTGATTGACTACCTGAATGCTGACGTAGCTAGCGAAGGTACGCAGCTCATTATTGTCAGCGCACGTAAAACTGACCGACTTGAGGAAACTAAAACCTGGTTGGCTGATAGCGGCCTGAATGGCGTAGCCGAAATTCACCTGAATGATTTTGACGGGTCAGCATTTGCTACAGGCGTTGAATTTAAAACATACAAAGTTGGCAAGCTTATTGCTGACGGGTATGACATTGCCTATGCAATCGACAATGACGCTGAAGTGCGTGCTGCCTATGAAGCCATTGGGGTTAAAGCCTATACATGGCAGGAAGTGGTAGCCGATAAAACCAGCCAGGATATGCCAGCTGAAGATGCACCAGCGGCTGAAGATGCAGCCCCAACCCGTGCTGACCGCCGTGAATTTGAAACGCGCGGCATGCCAGTTGGCGACTATACCGTGGTTGATACTGAAGATGGCCAGCGCACCGTAACCTTTTATAGTGCGCTGTTTGACCAGCCCAGCCAGGGCTTGCCGTTCACTGAATCCATTGCGCCTGGTGCGTTCAAGCGTGCCATTAGTCAGGCAGCCCAGGGGCGCCGTATTGTCAAGCTGCTACACAATCATGACGAAGGGCGCATGCTTGCCAGCACCGCTAGCGGTCGCATGGTGCTTGAGGAAGACCAGCGCGGCCTAAAGGTAACGGCGCAGGTTGACCCAGCCGACCCTGATGGTGCAAAAATTATTAGCCTGCTACAGCGCGAAGCTGCAGCCATGTCGGCGTCATTCGGGTTTTACATTCCAAAAGGTGGGGATTCCTGGGATAGTGAGGGGAACCGGCGCATTACTGAAGCCAGCCTAGTTGAATGCTCACTACTGAGCGGTGCCACGGCGGCGTACCCAAGCACCCAGGGGCTTGCCACGGTACGTAAGGTGGCAGCCCACAAAATTGGCGTTGACGCCGATACCCTAATGACTACCTTTGAACGCGTCAAAGCTGGGCAGTTGCTTAGCGAAGATGATGCAAAGGTGCTTGACACGGTGCGGCAAAACTTAGGGCCAAAGCCAGCACGGGTTATTCACCCGTCGGTCGCTGAAGCCCAACTGAAGCTGCAGCGTTTGACTAGCGAAAACCAATAGCGCACGCGCACCTGGTCACACGCCACTGCGGTGGTGGTTCGCCAGGTAGTAGCCCCGCGAAGGGTAGTTAACCAATAAACCATAGTGAAGATAGGAAAATAAAAATGTCGATTGAGAAGCTATCTGAGAAGCGTGCAAAGGTACTGGCCGACGCCAGCGCCCTTGTCACCGACCATGCTGAGCGTGGCGAAGCCCTTACCGGCGAAGCCGCCCAGCGTTTTGACGCCCTTACGGGTGAAGCTAAGGTAATTGCCGACGCTATCGCGTCGGAGAAGTCGGCCGCTGAAGCCCGTGCCGCAGCTGACGCTGCGCGTGCCGAGCATGCAGCTGTGTTTGCCCCAGCCCAGGCTGAAGCAAACAACGTGCCAACTTTGGCTGAGCTTGCAAAGCGCAATGGTGAGTTTACGTATGAAATGCGTGACGTCACTAAGTCAAACTTTACGGCACCAACGAATATTGCTGACATGGTGGCTGTTGTCGCCGGTCAGGTGAACCCTGGCCTTGACGGGTCGGTGGTTGACCTGCTGAACGTGCGCGACGGTCGGGCTATCCTATTCCCACGTCAGACAGCTTTGGGTACTGCAGCGGCAGTTTCTGAAGGCGCACAAATTTCTGAGGATAACGGCACGGCGTCGACCGCGACCATTACCCCGGCAAAGTACTCAGTGCTTGTTGAAACTAGCGCTGAGCTTGCCGACACCGGCCTGAACATTGAGCAGTACATTGCTGCCAGTGCTGGCCAGTCGGTTGGTATTGCCTATGGCGCGGCACTTTGGCCAGCGGTCGCCGCTGCCGCCACGGTTGGCGTCACTGGTTCAACGGGTGTTGCTGGTGCAGCCAGCTACGCCAATATTGTTGACCTTGTCTATAGCGTTCCCCAGGCGGCGCGACGCGCAGCTAAGCGGGGCTTTGTAGCCAACGATTCAACGGTAGCGGCGCTCATGAAGATTGTTGACGGCCAAAGCCGCCCAATTTTCACACCAGGGCTTAATGGTCAGCCTGACACTATCCTGGGTTACCCAGTGTATAGCGCAGCGCTTGCCAACCAGGGCGTGAATGCCCTGAGCTTGGCGTTTGGTGACCTATCGGCAATTAAGTCGGTATTGGTGAATGGTATTGACGTCAAGGCGTCAGACCAGTTCCATTTTGACTATGACACGATTGTGTGGCGTGTGCAGCTTCGCGCTGCCGGCGCGCTCATTCTTCCGTCGCATGTCAAGACCTTCAAGGGTGCAGCTTCCTAATCCGTAACGGTTTAGGAATTGCAGGGGCGGGGCGCTGGGTGACCAGCGCCCCAACCCGCTACTAGCAGGGGGAATTATGAAACTAAAAATGTTGGTAACCATTTACGGGCTACGCAATGGCAGCGAATGGCCAGCACGTGGTGGCGTAATCGACGTACCGGCTGATGAAGCGGCCAACCTGATTGCCAACGGGCTAGCTGCACCACTTGAAGATGCACTGCCAATTGAACGGGCGACCACTGAAACTAAACCAGAAATTGCTACAGTAAAAACCACAGTGAGGGCGAAGGGGTCAAAGTAAATGGCATTGACTAGTACACAGATAACATGCCTAACTACGCCAACGCTACTAGTTAAAGCTGACGTTGATGGCTGCCGGGTAATCGTTCACAAAGTGCAAAACCACAGCATTTATTTGGGTGGTTCAAACGTCACTACGGGTAATGGTTTCCTGTTTGACCATGATGGCACCATGGATTTTTCATTACCGCCACTTGAGGAACTATATGCATGCAGCGCTAGCGGCACTGAAATTGCCTATGTGTTGAAGGTTGGGCAGGCATGAGCTACGCCACGGTCGCCGCCCTGAAGGAAGCGGTGGGTATCCCCAGCAGTGATACCAGCCTAGATACGCCACTACAGGCCGTGCTGAATAGTGCCGACCTGATGATAAACCAGTACTGCGGCATTGAAGCCACGGGCTTTACCGTCAGCAGCAGCGTGGTGCGCTACTACACAGCGCCACGCTATGACTACTGCCTAATTGACAATGCTGTAACGGTTACTGAAGTAGCTACCGACGTGAACGGTGACGGTACCTATAGCCAGGTATGGGCAGGTACCGACTGGGTGCTAGCGCCTAAAAATGGCGCAGCTGATGGCAAGCCATATTATGAAATTGACGTGACCCCTAACGGCACCAAAAACTTTGGCACTAACTACAATGGCGTGCGCGTGACCGGCACCTGGGGCTGGCCAGGGGGCGCACCAGCCGGCGTAATTCAGGCCGCAATTCTGATTGCATCGCAGCTGTGGGCTTCCCGTACGGCGCCATTCGGGGCCATTGGTGGGGGCGGTGACATGGGCGGCACTACGCTGCGACTGACCCGCAGCATTCACCCGTCGGCTGCTGCATTGCTTGAGGGCTACCGACGCCGCGAAGGGCTTGCCTACTAGTGAATGACCTTGACCTGCTGAACGCCCTGAAAACCAGGCTTGAAGCCGTCACGCCCCCAACGGGGTACGTACTGCACAGGGTATGGGCAGTGCCACCCAACAGCTTGCCGACCGTACCGGCAATTGTCATTAGCCCGTCGGGCAGTGACACCATCAGCTACGGTTCAGTTAATCGAACTACGGTGCTACCGCTCACAGTGACCGTGTACCTGCAGGATCAGGCCAATGACTTGGGGCGCCGATTCATTGACGCCGTGACGTGGCGCACCTGGCTGCGTGACGCGATTTTAGGGCAGACACAATTGGCTACTGCGTATGTGGCTATGGCGTCGGTAGTGTCAACTACTATTGGCACAGCCGACTGGGCTGACCAGGGCTATGTAACGGCAAGCTGCCAGGTTGAAATTACAGTGCTTGAAGGGGTGGATATCAGTGCCTGATACCGTGAAGATTACTGCGCCAGATAAAGCGCCAGACTTTACAAACCCATATGCACCACGGCCTGGTGAAACTATTGAAGTTGCGCCCAATGTGGCTGCTGTATTGGTAGCTGAGGGGCTGGCTATTATTGTTGACGATAAGCCGGCTAAGTTGGCCGATAGTACAAAGGTAGGTAAGTAAGCATGGCAGTAACGCTAGGCGCACGCGCATTCACTAAGATTGTTGCGAAGGGTGC